TATCAGCAGGAACCCACTGCAGAAGAAGCTGCTCTGGTAAAACGTGAGTGGTGGAATACATGGAAAGAAGATAGCCCTCCTCCATGCGAGTATATTATAATGTCACTTGATGCTGCTGCAGAAACACATAATAGAGCTGACTATACTGCCCTTACAACTTGGGGTGTATTTTTAAATGAAAATGATGGTAATTATAATATTATCTTGTTAAACAGCATAAAAAAGCGTATGGAGTTTCCAGAACTAAAAGAATTAGCCATGTCAGAATATTCCATGTGGGAACCTGACTCGTTTATTGTGGAGAAAAAAAATTCAGGAACAGCTTTGTATCAGGAGATGAGAAGAATGGGACTGCCGATACAGGAATACACCCCGCATAGAGGATCAGGAGATAAGCTGGCACGTCTAAATTCTGTTTCTGATATAGTATCTTCTGGACTTGTATGGGTTCCTGAGACAAGATGGGCTGAAGAAGTTATAGAAGAGGTTGCAGGATTTCCATTTATGAGTCATGATGACTTAGTGGATTCGACAGTTATGGCACTTATGAGATTTAGGCAGGGTGGGTTTATAAGATTACCAAGTGACGAGCCAGAAGAAACACATTATTTTAGAAGAAAATCGGCTTACTATTAGGGAGTAAATTATGGTTATTGAAAAAGGACTGATGCAGGCTCCTCTGGGTATTGAGGAAAAAGTAAAGACAAGTGGTAAAATGCCGGAGCCAGAGTTGGAAATTGATATTGTAAATCCTGATATGGTCACACTTGATGACGGCAGTGTAGAGATTACCCTGATTCCTGGAGCAGAGAATGATGACACCGAATTTGATGCTAACCTTGCAGAGACACTGGATGAAGATATCCTTGAA